GAGTACAAAAATTACCCTTGAACAATCAGGTATTGCCAAAGGCGGTGATACAGTTAATTTGGATTTCTACTGGGATACAAATTTGCCTGTTGTTTCTTTGAGTTACAATGGTGGTATCACTTATGATCCAGCATCTTTAGTTGCTCAAGAGATTATCTATGGCCATGGTGGTTTAATTGCCTTAGGCAACGATGAATATGCTTTTGATGTCACAGCATCACTTGTTGAGAAAGCAGCGCATACGACGGTTGTGACGGCTTGGGCACCAACAAATATTACAGTTACTTTTCCAGTAGGTGATACAAGCTTAACAACTGAGGCTGGTGTGGTGACAACTACAACTTCATGTATGGGCCTCAGATTCAAAGGTTCTCTCTCACTGAGCAATTCAAGTGAGCCTGGTGTTGCTGGGCGAATTATGCTACAAGTAACCATCGATGGTGGAGATTGGTTTACAATTGATGAATTTTATGCTTTCTTAAATGAGGCAACTGGTGTTTGGGCAACGAAACACATTGATGTGCAATTAGTTTTACCCCAAGGGTCACACACCTATAATCTCCGGGGCCGGATGATTACAGATTATGCTGTAGATTCTTCACGAATTTTAAATGGCAGCATCACAATAGATGAAGTTATTGAATCTGGTTCTGGTACAGTTTTATCAGATGATGTTTATATAAATTGGAATGCAGTTGAAGCTAATTAAAATTTTTACTTTGGTTTATTAATATGGCTGATGAAGACATGAATATAGATGATGACGATTACAATCAACTGACTGATTGGGTAAACGAACCTTCAATTGCAGATCTGAAACAGAATATTGACGACGCTCAGAATGACCAAGATAAACATACTGCTGATGTTGCTCGTTGGCTTAGTAACATGGCAAACGATAGTCGAGTAAAAGTTAAAGGACGATCGAACATTGCACCAAAGCTTATTCGTAAACAAGCTGAATGGCGTTATTCATCTTTAGCTGATCCCTTTCTAAGTACTCCTGATCTTTTTAATGTACGGCAAACCACTGCTGGTGATCGTAAACGAGACAAACAAAATGAATTGGTTCTGAATAAGCAATTCAATACTCAAATTGGTAAGGGCACATTCATTGACGATTATGTACGTGATGCTGTTGATATTGGAACTGTTCTTGTAAAACTTGGTTGGGATACTCACGAAGAAGAAATTACAACTGAAGAACCAGTTTACCAGTATATGCAAGATACCTCAGGTCAATTGGCTCAACAGTATATGGGCCTGATAAAACTGAGAATGGAAAATCCTGAAGGTTATGCAGACCATTCTACTCCTGGTTTGGATCATGCTCTTCAAGTTTTTATGGAAGAAGGTAAAGCTCTTTTCGTTAAGCAAACTGGGACCCGTGAAAAAACAGAAATGGTTGAAACCAAAAATCAACCAACCCTTGAAATTCCTCATCCAGATAATATTATTATTGATCCGTCATGTGGCGGCGATATGTCCAAAGCCAAGTTCATTGGTGAGAAGTTTAAAGATTCCCTTTCTGGTTTAAAGAAAGATGGTAAATACAAAAACCTTGAACATATTAATGTCGAAGGTGAATCAGCACTTGCCAGTCCTGATCATGTAGATAGTGATGATATCAATTCTTTCACTTTTAAAGACAAGCCTCGTAAACAGATGGTCGTCTTTACCTATTGGGGTGAGTGGGATATCCATGGTGATGGCACTACTGTTCAGATTGTTGGTTCTTGGATCGGTGATGTTAAGATTCGTATGGAAGTTTCACCATTCCCAGATAATGAGCCTCCGTTTGTAAAAGCAGTTTATATGCCAGTTCGGGATTCTGTATTTGGAGAACCTGATGGTGAACTTTTAACTGACAACCAAGAAATCATCGGTGCTGTTACTCGTGGTGCCATTGATATTATGGGTAAGTCAGCGAATGCTCAAACCGGTGTTCGTAAAGACTTCCTTGATGTAACAAATCAACGATTGTTCCGTGCAGGCAAAGATTATGAGTTCAATGGTAACGTTGATCCTCGTATCGGTGTTTTCATGCACACATATCCTGAGATCCCACAATCTGCATTCAATATGATTAATATACAGAATATGGAAGCTGAGAGCCTCACAGGAGTTAAAGCATTTGCATCTGGAATATCGGGTAAAGGTCTTGGAGATACTGCCACAGGAGTTCGTGGTGCCCTGGATGCCGCATCGAAACGTGAACTTGGTATCTTGCGTCGTTTGGCTCAAGGTATTGTAGATATTGGCCGTAAGGTCATTGCAATGAATGCTGAGTTTCTTTCTGAAGAGGAAGTGGTACGGATCACTGATGATGAATTTGTTCAGGTTCGCAGAGATGATCTAGCAGGAAATTTTGATTTACAATTATCAATATCCACTGCTGAAGAAGATAATAAGAAAGCTGAAGAATTAGCTTTCATGTTTCAAACTGCTGGGCCTCATATGGACCCAGACTTTTCAAAGATGATTTTATCTGATATAGCTCGTTTACGGAAGATGCCTGACTTGGCAGAGAAGATTGAATCGTACCAACCACAACCTGATCCAGTGGCTGAGAAGTTAAAAGAAATGGAAGTTGAATTGAAGCAGGCTCAAATTAATAAAGAGAATGCTCTCGCCAATAAGCATAATGCAGAAGCTGCTGCAAGTGGTGGACGCGATGTGAAAGATCGGTCACAAGCTGATCTCAATCAAGCCAAAGCTGGAGAGGCAGGAGCCAAAGCAAGAGACACACATTCTGAGGCAGATCAAAAAGATCTGGATTACTTGGATAAGCAAAGTGGGGCACCTCATGCCCGTGAGATTGATAAAATCAATACTCAAACCCAGAACGACATTGCTAAAGATGCAATGAATAATTTAGCACAGCAAACCGAGCCTGATAAGCAGGCATAATATTAATAGCTCGTTGCCGACAATTGGGCCACGAGGACACAAAGAGGAGTATGCAATATGAGTACAGAACAAACAGCCCAGGATTTAGAAGCAATAGACATTTCAATTACCCAAGCCAAAGAAAGTATTGACCGATCTGAAGCTCTACAGCGACTTGAAAAAAGTCCTGATTTTCAGAAGATCATTGGTAAAGGTTTCTTGGAAGAGCATGCAATACGTCAAGTATTACTGAAAGCTCATCCAGGTTTACAAAGCGTTGAGCAGCAAGGAATCATCAATGACCAAATTTGTGCGATAGGTAATTTCAAGCAATATTTGGTTAATGTTTTCACAATGGGTATGCAGGCGAAACAAGCCTTAGATGCTGATGAGCGTACTCGTGAAGAAATTCTTGCTGAGGATCTATAATTATGGCTGATACAGATAATGAAGGCATCCTAGACAATACCTCTGAAGACACGAATGCTCTGGAGATGTCTGATGATGACTTCCTAAAAATGGAGGAGCCTGCTGATGTCGGACCCAACGATGGAACACCCGATCCTGAATCTAACTCTGATGACGACGAAGCCGGTGATAACCAATCAGAAGATAATGGGAATGAAGGCACTTCAGAAGATGTACCAGCAAAATCCGAGTCTACTACCACTACCGACCGGGAATCAAGTGATACCGAGTCAAATGATTTTGACCTCCCAGGGTCAGAAGACAACACCAGTGATAAACCACCTAAGACCGACAAAAGTGACAATGGTGAAGAAGACGATAAGTCCGATAAAACCGTGTTGCCAAAAGAGGTAGATAAAGACTCTGGTTATGACCAACTCATGGCTCCGTTTAAAGCC